ATCATGCATAAGATTTTTGCATTAATGACAGTAGTTTTGTTAGCTGGTTGTAATACAGTTGACTCAGTAATTGATGGCACTAAGAATATTGTTGGTGGTGTTGCGTCTGACGTTGCTGGAGTTACTACTGGTACTTTAGATGTTGTATCTGGTACAATTAAAGGTGTAGCCGAGAAGACTGGTGTTGAAAAGACCGAAGCTAAATAAGTAAAGTTTTAGGAGCAAGCCGGCCAAGGATGGCACATTCTAACATTTAAAGAGTATAAATAGATATATGACTACATCAAATAAAAACTTTTTAAGCCCAGTAGGGTTTCAATTTAAAATCGATTCTACTCAGTATTCGAATATAGAATATTTTTGCACATCAGTAACGCTTCCAGATTTATCTTTATCGGATGTACCTACACCATATAAGACATCTAATATGGGAATGACTGGTGATCGAATCGCTTTTGGCGATCTATCAATTCGATTTAATATAACAGAAGATATGGAAAACTATATTGAAATGTTTAATTGGATGCATAATATAATTCAAAAGGGAGAGTCATTTAAATCAGATGCTACTCTTTCTATATTGAGTAGTCATAATAATGTAACAAAGGAAGTAACGTTTAGAGATTGCTTCCCGACTAGTTTAGCCGCTGTTGAATTTTCGACACAGCAGACTGACATTGAATACTTACAAGCTGACGTAACATTTAAATATACGTACTTTGAAGTAAATTAGTATACACTAAGTACCTATTTAGGTACCTTTTGTATGCATATAAATAATTTTATACTATGGAGATATAATGAATAGCCTAGAAACAATACTTGAAATGTGGAAGAAAGATTCAGTCATTGATCAACTCGAACTGGATAAGTCAGCTCGAGATTCTGCAAAGCTTCATTCGAAGTACTTAGAACTATACTCAGTTAATAAATTAAGATTCAAGAAATTAGAACTTGAATTTAAAGTATTATTGAGAGACAAATTTATGCATTACAATGGTAAACTTACCCAAGCTGAAATGGACGCAAAGGGTTGGTCATATGATCCATTGAATGGACTTACGGTATTAAAAGGTGATATGGACAAATGGTATGATGCTGATCCATTAATCCAAGAACATCAAGCTAAAATGCATTATACGCAAGAAATGATAGACACACTAAAAGAGATAATGGAAAATGTCAAGTGGCGTCATCAGAATATTAAAAACATAATCGAGTGGAATAAATTTACTAGCGGGATGTAATGGAAAAAATTATAGTCAAAAAGAAGAATGAAGTCTTTCTCCATGTTGTGACCGAACCAGGGATAGAGATGGAGTTAACAGAACACTTTTGTTTCTTCGTTCCAGGGTATAAATTCATGCCAGCGTACAAAAATCGTATGTGGGATGGCAAAATACGCCTATTTGACTTAAGAAAGAAGGTGATATATGGTGGTTTATTCAAATATATCAAGGAATTTGCCCAAGCTAGAGGGTATGAACTCATTTGCGAAGACAATTCTATGTATGGAAGGCCCGATACTGAAGAATTGCATGATATAGAAAGCTTCCTGAACAGTCTGTCACTCTCTGTGAACGGAGTAGGTATAACACCCCGGTCGTACCAACTTGATGCACTGTCGAGGGCGCTACAGGAAAAGAAGTCATTGCTTTTAAGCCCTACGGCTTCCGGAAAGAGTCTGATCATATATCTGGCTATTCGATACCACTTAGAAATGAATCAAGGAAACGTACTGCTGATTGTACCTACAACGTCGTTAGTTGAACAGATGTATTCAGATTTTGGAGATTATTCTGGAACTGATGAGTGGAACGTAGGTGATAATTGTCATAAGATCTATTCTGGTAAAGAGAAGTATAACATAAAGCAAAGAGTTATTATTACTACGTGGCAGTCAATCTATAAAGAAAACTCTAATTGGTTTCAAGATTTTGGAATGGTTGTTGGAGATGAAGCTCATAACTTTAAGGCAAAGTCGTTGACATCTATACTAGAAAAATGTGTTAACGCTAAGTACAGGATTGGTACAACAGGAACCTTGGATGGATCACAAACACATCAGTTAGTACTCGAAGGTTTGTTTGGTCCAGTATTTAAGGTTACCACAACTAAAAAGTTAATGGAAGAGAATTCCTTATCACAACTAGACATATTTGTCTTGCTATTGAAGTATAGTGATGAGTATTGTAAGCTTGTATCTAAAATGAAATACCAAGACGAAATTGATTTTATTGTAAAGTACGAAGCTAGAAATAACTTTATAGCAAACTTAGCTATGGATCAAGAAGGTAATTCTCTGATATTGTTTCAGTTTGTAGATAAACATGGTAAACCATTACACGATTTATTAAAGAAGAAGTTCGATGAGCTTCCAAGAAATACGAGGAGATTATTCTATGTCTCAGGTGAGACCGATGTGGACACGCGGGAAGAGATACGAGCGATCACAGAGAAACAAGATAACGCGATCATTGTCGCTAGTATGGGCACTTTCTCTACAGGTATTAATATTAAGCGTCTACATAACATTATTTTTGCTTCACCAAGTAAGTCTCAAATTAGGGTTCTACAAAGCATCGGTAGAGGATTGAGAAAGTCTGCTGATGGTATAGATACTAAGGTATTCGATATTGCTGATGATTTACATTGGAAGTCAAAAAAGAACTATACATTATTACATGCTGCTGAGAGGATCAAGATTTATAGTAAAGAGAAATTTGACTATAAAATTCATGATATAAATATATAAATGGAATCTATTAATAAAATTGATATAAGACACTTTAAACTAACGAATAGCGAAGACCTCATTTGTTATGTCCAAAGTTCAAGTGAACACGCTTTTATCGTAGAACGACCTGCGGTCGTAAGGGTATCACCTGATGGTACTTTTACTTTTGGAGATTGGTTTCCCTTCTCTGATAAGAAGATCTATAAAATTATGAAAAGGTTCGTGATCAATCATACTGAAGTTGTTGAAGAGACCAAAGAGTCTTACATCAAGTATTCATGTCAAGATATGATTAGAGATGAGATTAATCGTGATCTAGAAGAGTATGAATTGGAAGGTGAATCGATGATTGAAGATGACATTAGAGATGAAGAAACCATTGAACCAACCATACATTAATTGTTGTATACCCCTAACCTCCCCGGTAACATCTATATTATATCATACTTTCGACCATTTGTAAACGTTTAATTCACCTAATAGTGAAAAAAAATAAAATAAAATAATTGTTTACATTTGACCCAAACTATGATATAATATTACATTATTAGGAGATATAAATGACCACTAAAATCAAACCAAAAGCTAAGCCACACTATGTCAATAACAAGGAATTCTCATTAGCAGTAGTTGAGTACGTTAAGACCGTAATAGAAGCTAAATCTAAAGATGCTCAAATCCCTAAGGTTCCAAATTACGTTGCTGCATGTTTCATGAAAATATCTGAAGGACTGTCTCACAGACCGAACTTCGTTCGGTACACTTATAGAGAAGAGATGGTAATGGATGGTGTTGAAAACTGTCTAAGAGCTATTAATAACTATAAGATTGAAACTGCTACTAGAACCGGTAATCCAAACGCATTCTCGTATTTTACTCAGATTTGTTTCTTTGCATTTATAAGACGTATCACTAAAGAGAAGAAGCAGCAAGAAATCAAGTTTAGATACATTGAAAGAATGGGTATTGAAGATTTTGCTGCTATGGGTATGGATGATAATGGAGCTGCTCAAACGTTAGAATATGTAGATACCTTAAGGCAAAGGATCGATCAGATTAGAACTAAAGATGATAAAATCAAAGAGTTTGCTAAAATCGAAAAAGAGAAAGAAAAACTAGAATTGTTTATGGTGTAATTATGAAAGTTGCTATATTGAATGATACGCATTGTGGCGTAAGAAACTCGTCTGATATATTTTTAAACTATCAAGAGCGTTTTTATGAAGAGATCTTTTTTCCATACCTAAAAGAGCATGGTATTACAAACATTTTACATTTAGGAGATTATTATGAGCATCGCAAGTTTGTTAACTTCAAGGCGCTTAATGCTAATCGTAAACACTTTCTTGAGCCTATGCGTGATCTTGGTATTACAATGGATATTATTCCTGGCAACCACGATGTATATTTCAAGAATACAAACGAATTATGCTCACTCAAAGAACTACTTGGCTACTTCACATCCAACGTTAATATTATAATGAAACCTACCGTCTTAGATTATGACGGTTTAAAGGTTGGTGTATTACCTTGGATTAATAGCGCAAACTATGAAGAATATACTAAATGGGCTATGACATGTAATGCATCTATTCTTGGAGCTCATCTTGAGTTAAAAGGATTTGAGCTTATGGCTGGTATAACTAATCCTCATGGTATGAACGCTGATATCTTTTCTAGATTCGAAAG